ATTGAGAGCGATCTTGGGCGTGATCCGCTTGGCGTCGTCCAGCAGGATCCCCGGGGCTTGCTCCAGGTTGTTCATTCCCCTGAATCCTAGTCCCTTCACAGGATTAGGCATAATATCTTATCCCCGCCGGGTCCCGGCCGCCATGACGCCGGGGGCCACCCTGAATATTGGAAAGGTAGTGGACAAGACCCGGGCCGTCCATCGGGGAACCCTTCAGTCCGGCGGCCAGCTTATCCTTCCAATACTGGAGCCCCTTCTGGTCAAAGTTCTCCACCTGGTCCTGCAAATGCTCGTAGGCCTTCAGGATGACCTTGGGGAGTATCACCCGGGCATGGTAGGCCTCGGGGACACAAGTCGGCACGTCAGAAGCCCTGGTGAGCGTCGTGGGCTTCATGTAGTACCACAGCTGGAGCGTGTCATTGGCCCTGGGGTAAACCCCAATCTGGGTGTCCGTGACGGCCACATGGGTCACGTTATCGCCGGTATCGTCGTGATCCATGTCATAGCGGTCCAGGGACTCCATGGTCCGAACCACGTTGACCTCGTTAAAATTAACATCGGCGCAACGAAAGAGGTCTTTCTGAAAATTGGCCGGCAGGGGAAAGAGCCAGGCGGCAGTAGTGATCGTTAGCGTGGTAGGGGAAAGAGTCTTGAGGGCGGGGAGTGCAAAAGCAGCCGCCAGTTCGAGAAGGGCATTGTTAATCCAAGAGGCATAATATTGTTGAAGGCTGCGGTCCTGAACATTCAAGGCCACAGCCTTTTCGAGTTCCCCGAGATTCATAGTTTGCCTCCATTTTACTTGTCAAATGCTACTGTTCTTTCTGCGGAACGCAAACCTCGTCATTAGCCCTTCTTATAAAGGAGTTACGGTCAAGGTCCGCACCGCACCGCGGACAGAGGTTCGACATTTCCACCGGCTCATTCGCCAATCGAACCCTCCACTTTGGATCGAAAACGATCAAGCACCCCGGGGTCCGGCAGATTCTAAGTTTGCCTTCCCCGGGGTCGGATGGAGAGGTTCCAATGATGACGTCCGTTTCGCCCATCGTTTATCCTGTGGCGGCCGGTTGTGCCGGGGCGGCCTTGGCCTTGCCGGCCTTTTTCTTCGATTTAACGAAATTTCTCCTGGGCGCCCTGGGCTTGGGTTCCGCCTTGGGGGCGGCCTGTGCTTGCGCTTCGATTTGCCCAGGAGGTTGGAGGGCCACCTCTGCCTTGGGGGCCGGCCTCGACACCGGAGCGGGAGCGCCGGTTGCTTGCCGCTGCCGATAATTATAGAGCCCCACGATTGCCGCCGACAGGACCGGCCCCGGAGAGAAGAAGTTGTAGATGTCGGCTTCCTCCGGGATCGTCCCGTCAGCAAAGACCGGGGTGTTGTCAGCCCGGAACCCGATGGGCCGGGGCGGGTTCGCTTCCTGCTCATGGCGGTGGCGGAACCAATTCAGGGCTTTCTCCAGGTCTTCCATGTTGCTCCCGAAGGCGGCATGGAGTTCCGCTTCGCTGCTGACCGGCAACCCGTTGGAGTGCTGGTAAGCCCCATTGGGACACAAAACGATATGAAAGCCGCCGTCCATCCACGACTTTTCCGCCACTTTCACGGTGCCGTGATCCCGGGTGTAGAGTTCCTGCCCGGATTCGTCTTGCAATACTGGCATAGCCATAAAATCAATCCTTTCTCAAGTTTTTGATTAACCCAAAGGGTTATCGGCCCAGCACATCCAGGTACAGGGTCGTGACCGGGACGGCGACAGCACCGAGTTCCACCAGGGGGCCGTCGGCCAGGCCGTCGTTGTTCCCCTGAAAGATCCGAATCTTATGGTTGGCCCGGTCGAAATGGTAAACGTAGCCGTCAGCCGGCTGTTCGATTGCCACCCGGTCGATTGTGAACGTCATCCCAAATTTTTGGATAGCAGGCATCGGGATACCCAGGGCCGGATAGGTGTCCGCAGCATCCCCAAACTTAATCGTAGGGAGAGTCCTGATCCGCCGGTCCGGAGAACGGTCGAAGTCCTCCTGCGTCAAAATGACAGTTACATCTGAGGCTTTCAGGGCATCGGGCATGGCTATTCCTTCCTTTTATGGGTTTTCAGCTTGGGCGTACCAAAGGCCGTCCGGGCCAGGCGTAACGAACTCGGCCCCAAAGTATTCATAGACCGCCTGTTTCACCCCGGGGTACATGGGATCATTGAAATCGTGGCCACAGATCAGCTTCTTGGTCCGGGGCGCCCAGGTTGCCAGGTCGCACATCACGGCCTTATAGTCATGGTCGCCGTCGATGAAAACCATATCAACTTCAGCCGGGATCGCTTCCATGGCCGCAGCCTCAAGGCTCGTTTTCTTGATGACCACGAGGTTGGGGAAATGGCCGCAGTTTTTCAGGAACTCCGGCATGAAGTCGTCGCCGTCCTTCAGGCCCAGGTTGGGGCTGACAAATTTCGTCCAGTCACCAGAGAAGACGAATGGGTCAATAGCGTACACCTTCCCCTTGCCACCGTTGCAACCGGAAGCCAGGGCGAAGGTACTCCGGCCCAGGAAATTGCCGATGCCCACCACGGACTCCATGGTCTTGGACTTCTCGTAGAGCCATTCCAGTTCCGGCCGAGTCATCCAGCCCCTGATCTTCTCGGCCTTGTCCACGGGGCTTTCCGGGAAATCGTACCCCATGATCTGCATGATGTTCCAGGTCCGGAGGACTTTCTTCAGTTCGACTACTTTTTGGGCAGTCGTGAACAGGTAGTGGTGGTAAAGGAACCCACCCCCATCCTTGAACCCGGCTTCCTCGAAAAGTTCCCTCATCAACTTGAACTTGAGCCCGTACTTGGCGATATTCCGCGACAGGAGGTAGTCATCAATCAGGTGTTCGCGGTTAATGATCCCGGTCAGCCTTTCAGGAACCGTGGGAAAGATATTGCCAACGGCTTCCTGGGGGGTCAAGTCATCAGGCGGTTTCCACAAGTCGATACAGAGGTTGCTGGCGACAGCCAGCCAGTTACCCGATCCGATTTTGCGCCCGTCCCTCTCGAAATAATGGTCAGACCTCCACCGCACCAGAGAGTAGTCCTTGCCGAAATGCGACACGGTATCCCTGGGAAGGATTCGGGTCATGTCCGGGGTGTCCGGGTGGATCAGCGTATCGGAGTCGAGGTAGATGTTCCAATCGTTCTTCATCTGCTGGCCCAACTGATGGATCTGCAGCTTCTCCATGGTGATCGGCCAATCAGGAAACTTCCTCTCCCCGATAATATGAAAATCAGCCCCAATCTTGTGGGCATACGCCTCGATCAGCGGATAAGTTATTTCCGTGATTTCCGGCGCATACCCGTCAAGATTGAGAGTAAAGACGGTTTTTTTGTCCGTCCGCATGGTTATCGCCCTACCATTTCCATGTAGAGGGTAGTGGGCGCCGGGGCATGAGCCGCATCAACTTCAGACAGAGGGGCCGCAGCACTCCCGCCAGCACCCGTCAGGGCGTGGCCGTGGTTCGATAGAGCATCGCCCACGAAGTTACCCGTCGAGTTTGCCGGGATTTTACCAACCGCATCACCCTGCGTTGCGATGGTGGAGGTGGCGTTGGCCACGCCGCCATTGGCGGCAACGCCGCCGGGGATGAGGACGTTGGCAGCCCGGTTTGCTGCAAGTTTGGGGCCGGTAGCATTGGCATAGAGGGCGGCCGCGGCGTCCACAGGATCACCGGCGCCGTTGGCAGCAACTTCCAAGCCGTGGCTGTGCGGGTTTATGGTAATATTCGCCAGGGTGTGCGTGTGGTTGGCGGCAACCAGATTCGCCAGGTTCCCCGCCGGAGTGCCGGCGCTGGCGGCGGTCACGGCGATCGCCCCGATGGCGGAGCCCTCAAAAATCCGCAGCTTGTGGTTGGCGCGGTCAAAGTGATAGATGAACCCGTCGGCGGGTTGTTCGATGTAAACCCGCTTGATGGCAAATTCAAAACCGAACTTGCCGAGGGCCGGCATGGGGATTCCCAGGGCCGTATATTCCAGAGCGCTGTTCCCGAATTGCACCTTGGGGAAGGTTCTGATCCCGATGCGCCCATCCGGGGAGCGGTCAATGTCCTCTGGTTCCAGGGTCACGGTAACGAGTGCAGCAGTGATTTTAGCCATGATTCTCCTTGGTGTAGGGGGCCGGGCAGGCTAACCCGACCCCTTCCCTTTAGTTGTTAAGCAGCAAGCCCTTCAACCCACAGAGGCTGGGCCGCAAAGTTCTCAGCCCGGTTCTGGTACAGGATGAAGGGGATATAAGCGCCGGTTTCGGCGGTGCCGTTGGCCTCGGTGGTGGCCACCATCACGATGTCCTCACCGGCGTTGAAGCAGTTGGGCGGAGCCGGGGTCGGAGAAACGTCCCCGATGGTAATGGGAACCCGGCGCACATACTGTTTTCTGGCCTTTCCCATTGCTCCGCCGGTCACGTCGCCCAGGCCCAGGGTGTCCAGAGCCAGGCGGTCAACAATCACCAGGGTAAGAGCGTCATCGCCAACACCGTTCAATTTCACGGTAGTGGCGGCCCCAGCGATGTAGTTGACGCCCTTATTGACGACCTCGACGGTCAGGACCAGCCCCGCTGCCGCGGTGAGAACCCGCACGATGCCCCCGGAAGCGTTCGCCTGGACCACAGAGATCAGATCGCCAACAGCGTACCCGGTCCCGGCATTATTCACCGTGGCCGAAATGATGGTCTTCGTGTAGCGGTACAGGGTCAACAGACCCCTGGTGATAGGAGCGGTCAGGTTGAAGATCGTGGTAATTTTGACGCCCCAATACAGCACCGAACCCGGCTTATACATGGGCTTGGTAAGGACAGCGGTGTTGACGCCCACGTTCAGGTTCTGAGCGCCATCAGCAAATTCGAGAATTTCGTCACCATACATAATAATGCCCTCCAGGGAGCCCACGCCCCCAAATTGAATTTACAGGCTGATGAGTTTTACCATTTTGGCTTTTCCGTCTGAAGCACTGTCCCAGACGGGGCCAAAGGCATAGATGCCCCACCATGCCATAGCCATCATGGTGGCGAAGCGGCCGCCGAAGTTCGGGTTCAGGCGGAGGTGCGGGGTCACGGCCTCGATCCGGGCGACAGCTTCATCGCCAAAGACCACGGCTTCACCGAAGACCGTGGAGGTGCCGGACAGATTGCTGAAAGCCATCGCCCGGTTGATCTCCACGAACTTGATCTTGTTGACTTCGCACATTTCGCCCTTGTAGAGCATCCCGCCTTCGCGCATGTGCTGCTGCCACTTGACCACATTGGAATCCAGAAGCAGATTCTCAATGTTCGTGTTGCAGGACAGGCAGACGTAATGCTCGCCGGCGCCCTTGGACCCCTTGTAGAAGGGGGCGTGAATGGTATCACGCATATAGGCGGAGATCTTCTTGACGTGATCGGCGGTGAGGGGGGCCGTGGCGACCGCACCCGCGGCGCCGGTGACGCTCCATACCCCGCCGGTCATGCTGGTGGGGCTGAAGCAGATTTTCACGTCCGCGGACATGAACCCGTCCCGGGCCGCTTCGGTGTCCAGGGACCGCTCCAGGGACGAAGCCAACTCCTTCCGCATGATGGGGTCGGGCTTGAACTTGGAGAGTTCCTGCAGCTTGGCGGAGAACTGGAGGCCTTCGCCATGCTCGGTCAGGGTCAGGGACCGCTTCCCGAAGGACAGCATACGCATCGGGATCTGGCCTTCTTCCTGAAGCGTCGCGTTCTGAGCGTCAGGCAGACGGTTGACGTGGAACAGGTTCACGGTTTCACCGGCGTTCTTTTTGAAGCCGAAGCCGTGGTCGTGGGTGTACTGGACGATCTTACATTCGCCCAGGGCTACTTCAAGAATCTGGTCGGAAATCTGGTGGTTGGCCAGGATTCCCGCACCGATATCTGTCCAAAGGTGAGCATCAGCCATGATCGTTCTCCTTGACTACTGGCCCAATATTTCCTGCATTGAGCGTTGTTTTTTAGGTTCAGGCGCCGGGGTCGGGGTTAATCCCCGTCCCAGCACTACGTTCCGTTCTTGGTGCCGCCTGGCGGCCGCCCGTTCAGCGTCCGTCAGTTCGATCTTTTTCCCAAGCACTTGCCGGACCCCGGTGGTTGCCCACTTGACTTGTTCCTCAAAGGGTTTTCCCTGATATTCATGTTCGGGATCTGCGGCCAGTTCGTCCACCATGCTGTAAAAGAGGCGGTAGTCAGCCGATCCAGGGGTCATATCCAACCCCTGTGTGGCGGCCATCTTCTCGGCATCGGCCCGGATCTGAAGCCGGGTCGCTTCCTCTTTTTCGGCTGCGGTCCTGGTATCTTCCGCCTGTCGCTCCTGCCTGAGTTCTTCTCGGGCCAATTTTGCAGCTTCCTTGGCCACCTCATGCGGATCAACAGCCGTGCTGGCCCAGGCTTCGGCCACCTGATCGTCGTAATTATCCGGGTAAACGACCTCCCCGTCGTCGTTACGAGTCAGGGGTATCTCCTGGATTCGCTTCAGGGCCGCAGCGTAGGCGGCCTTACGTTCCGTCTTGGGAACCAGCTTGGCGGCTTCGGCGGCCTCAGTTTCCTGGGTCGCCCTTATCTCCGCCACTTCAGCTTCCAGGTTTTCCCTGGCCTGCCTGGCCTCGGCGGCCTCGGTGGTAGCGGCGTGCATCCGGGTTTCCGCTTCCTTGAGCGCTTTTTGGTATTCCTCTATGGTTTCAAACTTTGGTTTCGGCTCTAGGGCGGCAGCCTCGCGGGCAGCCTTTTCTTCGGGTGTTTCGTTTTCGGCGGCTTCAGCGGCAGCCGTTTCAGCGGCGGCGGCTTGGGCGGCTTCAATGTCGGCTTGCCGGGCTGCCTCAATTTCTTCCGGGGACAATTCCACCGGGAACAGAGGTGCTTCAGCGGCACGAGCCAGTTTGTACGCCATCGACCCGGGGTCATCCGGGCCTAATGTTTCTTCGTGTTCCAGGCCTTCTGTGACTTCATCTGGCATGGGGTTCTCCTGCCGGGAGTATCCTTGCGGGTCCCGGGTTGTATTTTACTACTCCTGGTCGGTATCCTCTCGGGCGACCTGGGTTTCACTCATTCTGGTATTTCCCTCTGTACCATGGGCCAGGACAGAACCTCAGAAATCAACCCCGGCACTTTTTCCATTATCAGCATCACCAGGTCAGAAACGCCTTTAGGGTCGCTTTCAACCAAATAATCGGCTATCTCCTGGTAGGCGGTGTCCTCTGTAATCAGAAATCCCTTCTCTATTATCATTGTTCCTCCGTGCCTTCCGGGGCGACCTGGGTTTCATCGGTCATGCTACTCAAAACTATTCCAAAGGCCTGTTTCCTGAGTTTCGTGGAAACCATAGAGGCCAGGTTTACCTTGAGATTGTAGGCCGAAGCCTGCTGATCGAGTCCCTGTAAAAACGGGTCCGCTTTCGCCAGTTCTTGAAGTTTCTGTTCATAGAGCCTGGCCATCACGATGAGGACCGCCGGCAACTCCTTGGATAGCTGGACGGCCTCCTGCATGGCCCGGGTTTCCTTCAGTTCTTCTTGGGCCTGATGTTCCTCCCGGGTCTTGACCATGCGGGGGAGCCCGGTAACGATGTCCAGGTCGATCCCGCTGACGCCCATCGGGCCGTGTCGGCTCATTTCTTCACCTTCGGCTTGGCCGGGGTGGCCGGCTTCGGTTTAGGCGGCGGAATGGCAGCCACCTTAGCCTTGGCGAGATTGATTTTGGTTAAGGCCTTTTCGGTTTCCACCTTCTGTGCAGCGAGCGCCCTTTCTTCTTCCGTGGGCTCCGGCGCCGGGGCCGGAGTCGCCGCCGCATCAGCCCTTGCCCAATTCGCTTCCGTTATGGCCCTCTCGGATTCAACCTTTTGGGCGGCCAGGGCGGTTTCGTGGGGGAGCAGGGTCTGCACCCTCTCGGCCTGGGCAATCTCAACCGGCGACGGCCCCGCGGCCTGTTCTTCCATTTCCCCTTCCCGGTTCGCCTTCGCTGCCTGGGCCATAGCCAGTTCGGCCTTGGCGGTGTGAAGTTCGGCCTGGGCCATGAGGGTTTGGGCTTTGGCGGACAAAGCCTCGCTCTCCGCCATCAATTTGGCGCCTTCGGCGGCCTTGCGGTCAGCGTCGGCCTGGACCTGGGCCGCCTGGGCCTGTTCCTGAGCCTGCTGCGCCCCAATCTTGGAGTCCTGCTGGGCCTGCTGGGCCTCGTCAATTTCCACAGCCTTGGACGGATCCACGGAGAATTTGGAGTCGGTAAGCCTGGTCAGCCTGACGAGTTCGTTCAAATAACCACCTGGCTTGAGATAAGGAAGAAAGATCGCCCCCAACCCATTCGGGTCAAACAGCGGCATAATCAGGGTGGCCATCTGCTGCAATTTCTCGTGTTCTTTCATCAGGGCGGTGATGCCGGCCACATGGAAGCGCCCGGTGGTAAGCTGGGGCAATTCCAGGCCCGTGGGAAACTCGTCGGAAACTGGCCGGCGGTAAGCCTCAGCCACTTCCGGCCCCATGAGAAAGGCCAATTCGTCGTAGGTCATGTTGATGGCGACGGTTTCGGCCCCGGCCATGATGGCATTTATGGCGCCGTCCTCGAGGTTTTTCCCCATCGAACCCACGACCGTCATGCTCTGATCGAGGTTCTGGGCCGCCTCACGGGCGGTCACTTCGGCGCGGTACCCAGGAGCCCCCATGGCGGAGTAGTCAAGGAGCCCCCCGTCCTGGTGGCGCTGGTCGTAAAAATTCATCATGGCGATCAATTCGTTGGCCTGTGACCGGAGGTCCACCGCCCGGACCACTTGCTGGCCCTGTTGGGATCCGTAGGTCGCAAAGACCTTCCCAGGGTAAATGTCGGTGTCCGACTGGTCCACCAGGGAGGAAACATCCACCTCCAGCATGGGGTTCACAGCCCAATTCAGGTGGTCGGCGTGGAGGCTCATCATGTTACACATCAGATACCAGAGGGACCGGATGCCATGAATGAGCCCCCTGCCGTCAAAGCGGAGCATATGCGGGAGGGCGCTGAAGCCAACTCCGGGCCACCTGAGAGTTGGGTAGGGGCTTGCCTTGGGTTCCCCAATAACTCTCCCGCCGGCGCCCGTGAACGTGGCGTTGGGCAGGATGGTTTCGCCCCGGGGACTCAGAATGGTCCCCCAGAACTCCAGCACTTGCAGCGACTTCTGGAAGGCGCTCTTGCTGAAAACCATGCCCTTGCGCCGGGCTAATTCTTCGGCGGTGAGATCCGGCGTCCGGCTGTACCAGGCGCTCCCCGGCCCGATGTCCACGATGTTCTTGAACCGGCCGCCCTTCTCCCACTCCTTCAGAACGTGGTAAGGCATGAACTCCTGGTGGATCCAGTACATCCCCGACTGCGGCTGCCGGCTCACGGCGTCCGGGTCCCGGTGAATCTTCCAGGGCTCCACGAGGATGTAGCGCAAACCCTTGCCCGGGTGATAGACGGGGATCATTTCCATGCTCTGCCCGACAGCCAAGGACATCCCCACGGCGTCCACAAACTGAATCGGGAAGTTGGCGTAGTTCCGGGACAACTGGATTCTCATCAGCGTTTCCCAGAATTTGGCCGCTTCCTCGTCCCCCTCGTTCTCGATGGAGAGAAACTCGACATCGAAAGCCTTGCGGACGATGGACATCCCGAACTGGACCAGCTTGTAGGGCTTCGGGTAGGTGATCCGGGACTGCCAGAGTTCCTTGAAATTGAAGTTCCGGGGTTCTTCTTCATTATAGACGCGCCAGCACTCGTCCTGTTGAAGCCGGATTTCCCGCATCGTGTCCACGGAGGTCTTCACGCAGTCGTCGAGGAATCGGACGTAATGGGTTTCGTCCTCGGCCATGTAGGACTTGGCGGCTTCTAACCTCTCGGCCTGTTCCTTCTCGACGGCTTGGAGTGCCATTAGGGAAACCTCTCCGTTTTGATTGGCTCGCCTACGTTCATAACCTTGGGACCAGCATCCGCGGCCCTACCCAGAGCAGGGCCAGCTTTTATCACTTGCGGAAGACCACCAGCAGGAGGTACTTGGAAAGTGCTGCCTCGGCTCTCATAGGTTATGGGAGCAGGGGCGCCCTTTCCGTATGATGCCCCGGATCCACCTCCCGTGGAACGCCCACTGATCGCATTTACGGTGTCAATGATCGGCTGGACATAGCGGCCGACTCGTTTAACCTCTTGGACCAGATCGTCGGTGGTGTCGCTCATAGCGCCTCTTTTTTGATTTGGGGGGTCACGACCAGACCTTGGGGTGACTGGACCGGGGCCGGAGCGGCTTCGACAACCCCTTTATTCCATATCTCCCTATTGGCGGCAGGAGTCCCCCGGGGGGCTGTCGGAACGATGTCAGGGGCAACCACAGGGGGCGGGGCGGCCTGGGCGGACGCCGGAGTCAATGCCTTGCCAGCATCCGTCAGCGGTTTGGTAAGCATCGGGATATTACTGGCTTTTTCTCTTAACCAATCGCCTACGCCCATGACATCCTCCTAAAACTTGAACTTCTTGACGGGCTTACCGACGTTCTTGACCCGCATCTGTGGTTTCCGCTTCATCACAGGCGGCCCTGAAGGAGCAGGGGCCACTCGCTTCGGCAGGCCGGCCTGGGGAGTTGATGCAAAATCTGCAACATCTGAAGGTTTCATGGATCCGGCGATCTCAGCCGACGGGCTCCCCGGCTGGGCGGTGGCCTGACCTTTCTGCACGGCCTGGGCCAAATTCATGGCGATGGCCTGATTCTTGCTAACGGCAGGGCTCATATCATTTCCTCCAGTTGATCTTGTCGTATCCGTCCCGGTAGGCGTCCGAAGCCCGGCGCACCGGCTCCCCGGTCGGTCCCGGCGGTTCGCCGTTCCAACCCTCCGGAGGGCAACATTCTTCGTTCGTGATGACATTCTTGAAGCCTTCCTGGGTCTTGCCCTGGGTGCCATCTTTGAACATGACCGGCATCCAGCCCTTATAGCCGGAGGTGTCCCGGCCGAAACTGGTTTCCCTGCCGGATGGACTCTTGGCCCGGGAGGTAGCACGATCTCTCATTACATCGCCCCCCCGGCCACAGCGTAGGACTGCGCCCGTTTCCTGGTCTTCAGGGCCATTTCCTTCTGTTTCTGGATGTCGGCTTTTCGGGCTGACGGCCGCAGGACGCTGCAGCCGTTGGCGAACGCATCGCCCGGGTGACTCGCCTCATCCTTCTTCGGTTTGTCCCGCGTCCGTTTCCCGGAGTTGTCCACCGGGTAATGCCAGGCGCCGTGCAAGGCCCGGTCCAGCAACTTCCCGCCTACCGGGTCGATCTGCACCGACGGCAGCCCCATAATCAGGCCGTGGCTCTGGAACATATCGTCCATGCCCTGTTTGACCATCTTCCAGGTGGAGGGGCCGGGCTCAAACCGCGTGTTGTAATGCCTCTGGATCACCAGCTTGGAGGACTCCAGCACGTTGCTCTGGTCCCGCATGGCCATCGTAAAGTCACCGATGTCCCGCCAGGACCGGGCCTTGTTCTTCCAGCGTGGGGAGTTCAGGAGGGGGTCAACCTGGGTGCTGATGAGCGTGTGGAGGTCTGAGTTGCCTGTAATCATGCAGACGTCATAGATTATCATCCGGCCAATCGTGGTCATCTGGCCCAGGACGCAGCATGGTGAGCCCCAGCTGTCCCACAACCGAAAAGACTCGAGCCCATTGACCGGCTCCGCCGAGTATGGCAACAGGTGGAGATCCCGCTTGTAGTACGGCGTGACCTTCTCCCCCCGGTAGATGACGGCGAATTTCCCCTCGACGTACCGGGCATAGGCGGCCGGATCGTTGGCGTACATCTTCCGGGCGGCCTGCCGGGCCTCGTCCTCCAGCTTCGTGTTTTCCCCGTAGGGGACGTGCCACACCTGTTTCTGGATCAGAGGGAACTCGGGGTCGGAATCCGGTTCCTCAATGAACCGCCGGTACGTCCAATGCTGGTCGTCCGCGGGGTTCATGTCCACCAGGAGGCGCCCAGGCGTCCCTTTCCGCCGGACGCACCGGACGACGGATACGTTATAGACGTCTTCCGAGAGGCCGGCGTTGGCCTTATCGGCAATCGGCGCCGGCTCATTGAGCCATATTAAGGAATAAGCTGAGGATCCCTGGAGTTTTCCAAGGCTGGCTGGGTCGTCAATCCCGAACAGATCGACGTCAATCTCGACTCTTTTCCCTGTGTCCTGGTCCACATAGCGGATAGCCAGTTCCTTGAACTCATTCTTGAACCGGATGGCCTGGGGGGACTCTTGGAAGAACTCTTGGATGGACGGAACGATGGAAAGTTTGATATTTTCCAGGGTATCACGGACGATGGCGCATCTTATTGGCTGGCCGCACCGTTTTGCGTGGACCAACATGGCCCCAATGCAGCCAAAAGTCTTCCCTTCCCCCAAACTGGCGATCAAAATAGTTATAACTTTCGTGGAATTGATAAAATCTTTAACGGTGGGGGAAAAGTCGAAACTCAGCTTCATACTTCGGGCGATAGCACATAAAAAGAGCCCTTGCAAGGACTCAATTTTGCTTGACTATTGCATAAATAGGGGGTATTCAGGGGTGAAATGGGGAGTTAAAAAAGGAGGATTACCGTGGCAGAAAAAAACTCGAAAAAACTCGTCGCAATCGTAAAAAAACTCGTAAAAATTAAGGGGACGCTCTATCTTTGCATCCCCAGGGCGGTCGCAAGGCAGTTCGGCGTCGAAGCAGGGGATCAGGTGGGGATTATTGCCGCCAAAAGGGTGCTGACCGTGTTCTTTCCAGGGGAACCAGGGGCATCATAGCCTTTAAGCAAATCCTTTATTCTCAGCTAACCAAAGTGGCATGGTCACTTCGTCCACATAAACGCCTTTTACCACGCAAATCTGGCTCTTAGGCAGACAAACCGTGTCCATGGCCTGTTGGCGGTCCTCCCAGAGAAAGATGACCGCCATCCCCGTGGGCGTTTCCCGCAAAACCCAGCCTTTTACGGTCACGTCAGGCATCAGTCGGATCAGGGGGCTGGATCATATTTTGTTCTCG